CTATTTTACACCTATTCCATATATTTTTTCGTACTTTGGAATGGTATTTTCGACGATGAATTTATCAAGATTTTTTATGCTTCCCTGCGACAACTCACATGAGGTTATGGCATCCGAGAATAATGCCAGTATGAAATCCTTCAGTGATTCGGCCGGCCGGAATGATGAGATCGTTTGTATGATGGAATCTCCGAAAGCGATTAGGTCAAGATATGTTTCCATCTTATATCCATAAACGATTTCTGATTCGATATCTATGCCATACTTTGCGAAAATGTTCTTATTGTTTTTTCGGATATGTGCATTTCCTTCTTGTGCAGCTACAGACAATACGCTCTGACTGATCCGGCCGAGTGGAGAACCAGGTACCATATCAAACGATATGTCATTCTCTTCATATTCAGGATCATCTGGAGGAATGTTTTCCTTCTGTATAAGGTCCTCTATCCGTTCCGCTAACTCTCGATCAGTGCCCGGATACAGGTGGGAATAAGTATCCCATGTTGTCTTGATAGAATCATGGCCGAGCCTGCGAGAGATTTCTTCAATCGCAAAACCCATATTAACCAGCATGGCCACATGGCTGTGCCGCAGATCATGTACCCTTATTTCCTTGTCTCCCGATCTCTTGATCATTCTTTTGAATTCACTGTAGAGCCCACCCTTTTTGAAATAAAATATACGCTCTTCCGGATCCAGACTCATGCTGTCTATAAACTCCAATACTTCCTCATGAAGGGAATCCGGTATTGTAATCTGTCTTATACTGCGCTTTGTTTTTGGCGTCAGAAAATACTCCACCCCATCAACTACCGCATAGTTCTTATTCACATCGACGCTTGCAATGTCTCTCGGGAAATCTTCCGGTGTTAGTGCAAGCAGCTCTCCCTCGCGCATTCCACTATAAAATAGAATCTTGAAAGCAACGATATATGAGGTCTTCTGTTCGAACTGCATAGCATGTTCAAATTCTTCTTTGGTCCAGAAGTTCATTTCGGATGCACGGCTTTCCCCTATGGTTCCGGCCACATAACATGGGTTGATTCCCAACTTATAGTATTTTACTGCATAGTTGAATATGGCTGATAGCTGCGAGTTTATTGTATGAAGATAAGTCTCGGCATAAGGCTCTCCTTTCTCGTTCCGGTAGTTTATCAGACCATTTTGCCATCTTCTTACAAGGTCTGCATCGATATCGCAGATCTGCATTTGGCCGAAAAAAGGAAGTATTTTTGTTTCGATGAGGTACCTCTTGCCCTTCAATGTAGTTGGCTTTAGTCTGGACTCCATATCTTCTATATAGTTTGCGGTCATTGATGCAAATAATATAGTTGGACTCTTGGAGTATTTATCCAAGAACATACGCTCATACTCTTTTGCAGCTCCTTTCGTGTCAAATCCACGTTTGCATTTATGCTTTCGCTCTCCGAGCCAATCTTTATAGTAAAAGTTTGCGTACCATTTTGTCTTACCATCTTTGGTCTGATATTTATATGCGGGCATAATCAATCTCCTTGTCGCATAAGATTTGACAAATGGCCCCATGTTTTATATAATGTACTTAACAAGGGAACCGTTGGCCAGTGCACACCTGGCCGCCGGTAAAATATGTAACTATAAAAAATAGCGCCTTACTTTACCAGAGCAGGGGCGCTATTTTTTGTGCCTAAGAATTGTTACAACAAGGGTTATAACAGCACAAAGCATGATGACAAAAGTAAACAAGTCACTGTATGTAACCATAAGCACCAGCCTCCTTTCTTGCGTCCGGCGGCTGCATAGCACCTCAACGGTTCCCCGGTTAAGTACATTATATTTTCATGAAAGTTATCTGTCTTTAAAGTCTTCCAATGCTCCCATCAACAAACGCCGTCCGGATTTCGACATTGTCCTATAATATAGGATGATGTCCTCTTCATCTTCGGAAGATACAATCGTTGGGTATGGAACGGTCCCGATCAGGAAGTCCATGGAAGTATTTAGGAATCTTGAAATCCTGGCCAAGGTTCCGATGTTCGGTGTAATGGATCCGTTCAAAATATCTTCCGCCTCCTCTGGCGTAACCTCAACCGCATCGGCGAATGTCTCCGTCGAGATACCGGCCTGAGTGAGCAGATCTGAAACGCGAGTTCCGATATATGGCATTGTCGTATCCGGATCCAATGCAAGCCATTGGGATTTTGATTTTCCTAATAAATAATCTGAAGGAACATGGAAGTATTCCGATATCTTTTTCAATACATCGGCAGAGGGATTAGTGTATCCCCTTTCTATATTTGAAATTACCTGCCCCGAACAGCCGGCATACTCACCCAGCTGCAACTGGGTGGCGCCGGACTCCATACGGAGCTCTTTTATTTTTTCTCCGATATTACTCATACATATACCTGCTACTTAACATAATCTAAATGCATAGTACCTATATATCCATTCCTAGGCTTTGCTACTGTGCCGTAGAATTCATGTTCATCCCCAAGGGAAAAAACGTCTAAAAAGTCATTATAATCATAATATATAATATAGATTCCATCAGAAGACTTTACTTCCATGCCGTAAGAACCAGATCCAATATCTGCAATATTTGTAATAATTCCCGTTATAGAAACCTTAGTTCCTTGGTTGAGTTCTCCAGAAAATATTTCTGGATCTGCTTTTTGATAGTCAGATGTATCAATAGGCGTATTAATATCATCTACAGATATTACATTCAAATATCGCATAGTCATATTTCCAGAAGGTGAAATATAGTATTTATAATCATCTACGGATAACACATCGCTTTTATTGCTGCCATCGAATGAATTGACTAAATCTTGCATATAAACCTGCGATTTTTCGATATCAATATTTTGTGTTGAGAGAAGTACACATGAAATCATATTTCTCAGGTCGGAGTTATCTATAGTATCTGGCAAAGATACCTTAAAACTTGCTTCATCATTTTGAAAAGTTACTGATGGATTATTTCCTGTAGTAGAACAGGAAATATCGAATTTATAAAAAGTGCTTTCTCCAGTCTGCTCTTCTGAAATATCTGAAAGCGAATAGTTAGGATAGTGTTGATTGATGGTAGCATTAATCGAATCATAGATATTTACTACATGCGTGGGAGTATGTTGTTGATTTTCGGATAAAAGTGTTTCATCTTTCTTAGATTTTTGGGCAGCACTCTCTTCTTTAGGGATATTGGCTTCAGATTTATTTGAGTTAGTTGTTGAACATCCGGTCAAAAATAGTGTTGTAGTAAGCAGGGCAATTAAAATCTTTTTCATATTATTTCCTCCTTCCCCTTCGGTACCACTCGAAGGGTATTATTTTGCCTTTCTCAATTTTTCCGAACCTGCGTCTTCTTGGTTCATTCTCTTAATATATCCCTTTAATTCTCCTTTGAATTCGAGTTGAGCATCTCTCGGCAACTGATGTATTAAGGAAATCCACTCAGCATCTTCTAAAGAAATGGCCGAATTATGTTCCTCACCAGATAATAGGTATTCACAAGAAACCCCTAAAAATTCACAAATTGGGATTATCATTTTTGCTGGCGGGTCTGTTCCTCGGTTTTTCCAATTAGTCATAGTACTTGTGCTTATATCTAAAGCTCTGCATAAATCAGCAGCTTTTAGGGATTTTTCCTCGAGTAAAGTCAAGATCCGCTGAATAATCATAGTTCTCCTTCCAAATCCCAAAGTGTGAATAAAAGTATTGACAAACTCACAAATGGGGATTATTATTAAAGTGTAATAAACAAATGTTTAAAGCATTTTTCAAAAAAAGAGTGACGGCAATCACTCAAGGTGTAATGCAACTGAATAATTATTGATCGGCTTCTACTAAAAGGGCTTTGTTATTTTCTTCAATCATAATAGATACGGCCTTTATTAGTGCTTCTACGGAAGCCTGCAATACCGAAGCGTCGTTTGGTTTTACTCCGCTGCTTTCGATATGAGACAGAATTTCACGGTTTGCTTCTGAAAATTCTGCCAAGCCAATATTTTGAAGTTGCTCGGCCCATGATGATGGATCATTCATAGCTGATACTCCTTTCTGTGGTTGTTAACGTATACCGTTATTCTAAGACAAAATTGAACGAATGTAAATAACAAATGTAATAAACAAATGTTTAAAAACGATAAGGGGGTGGAAAATGTGAAACGAACTCTTCCGACATGGTGCAAAGAAGTTAAAAAGTCCATGATTGATGATGATATAAACATGACCGAACTGGCTGAGCGTGTTGGTATGTGTCGGAACTATGTATCGGGCGTTGTAAACGGTAGAGTTTATGCACCGGAGATTGCGAAGAAGATAAGCCAGGACAGAAATATCACAGTTCCATATACGGAAAATATCGTTTGATTATATTTTAGCTTAGCGAGGAGGAAAATTAAATGGGAAAGCATGCCACGAAAGCAGGGGAAAACATATTTACCCAGGCACGTTACAATGCGGCAAAGTTCAATGATCGCCTAAACAGTAGAGAAGGTGCATCGGAAGAACTTGGAATAGATAGAAGCCGGTTGGCACGCATAGAACTTGGCAGTAAGAATCCGTTTCCGGATGAAGTGCTTATGATGGCGGATATCTACAGTGCTCCAGAACTGAAGAATTATTACTGCAAGCACATGTGTCCGCTTGGGAAAGACTTTCCGGAAGTAAAAGCGGAAGGGCTGGATCGGATAAGTATCAAGGCGCTGTCATCTTTTCGGAAAATATCGGCGGCAAAAGAGCTGCTTTTGGATATTACTGAAGATGGAATTATCACAGAGGATGAAAAGGGCGATCTGAATAAGGTAATTCAAACGCTTGATGAGGTAAGTGAAATAGCGCAGAGTTTAAGGATGTGGGCTGAGAAGAACTTGGAATAAAGGAGGGAGCGGCATGTCAAGCGGAGTTTTAAAAGAAATAACAGCGGAGGATAGGTCGTACTATATGGCAAGCGACATTATGACATTACTCGGCATAAGCAAGTCCAAAGCATACGATGTGATCCGCACGATGAGAAAGGAATGTATTGATGCAGGAAAGCTTACAAAAGCATACCCAGCAGGGCGCATTCCAAAAAAGTATTTCGATGAATATTGCATGATTAACTGAGTAGGTAAGAAGAAAAGTGTACGGTTACATTTGTCCTGACTGCGGTTGCCATCTCGATCCGGGAGAAAAATGCGACTGCAGAGAGGAAAGGGAGCTCGAAAGAGAAAAAGAAACAAAGTTATTAAAGATGCTGAAAGTAGAGAAAAGCGGTCAAATGAAGATTAAATTTGAGGAGGTTGTATGAAATATTTAAGACTTTACGATTTAAAGAACGAAAAGGTAACGATAATTCCGTATCCGAAACATCCATTGAGCAATCCTAATAAAAAAGGAGACCGGATAAAGAAACGAAAGATGAATAGATGTGTACTCCGGTTCGTAAAACAAGCGGCTTTTGCGGCGGCAGAAATTACAGTATCGCTGGCATTAGGACTCATTTTTCTTCACTTTGTTTCTGAAAAACTAAGAGAAATCAGAGGATATGACGCTGTTGGAAGTGAGTACTTCGCAGCGGCGTTTATCGCAATTTTCGTATTCCTGATTTTAGAAAGAGTTAGGGAGTGGTTATGGACAAGAAAATGATTGAAGAGGTAATGAAACTAGAGATACCAACAGAACTTTATGAAAAAGCGCTTGGTGTGGCAAACAGAAAGCTTCAATCAATAATTCAGCGTTTTGGCGATTGCGACGGCGTTAGACGGACACCGGGCTATCTGGCCGAATTAGTGATTGAAGCTATCAAGTCAGAACTTTTAACAGAATATACGCTGACGCTGACTTTCGCCAATCAAGAGCATACGTTTTATTAAAAGCAATTTCATTTTAGCATGAGAAAGAGAGGAAATCAATATGAAAGATGTTATGGCATCATTGCCGGAAGTAATAAAAGAGTACAAAGGCTATAACCTGTTAATCCCAACCGCAACAGACGTTCAACTCAACCCGTTCTATAAATTCCATGTAGAAGAAGTGGCAGTGGATCTGAGCGAAACAAGCGGAGATATTTTCAAGGTTGGTTCCGTTGACACTGGCAGAAAAGATGACAGAGGGAACAAGATTTATGCGGATGCTTTTTCATTGTCGAAGCCACTTCTTAATAAGATGGCTATGGCGGCGGGCATCCAGTTTAACCCTGAGCAGACGTACGGGGAACGGATTAACCGGGTAACGTACCGGGCACATGCGCAGGGCGCGATGCGAAAAGCGGACGGGACATGCCGGACGGAGACAGACCAGAAAGAAATCTGCCTTGAAGATGAGGAAGAAAAGTATAGGATTGAATTTTCTGATAAAGCCGTAAGAGGCATCACTGATGAAAAGCAGGCGAAGGCTGCGGCTGAAATATTCAAAGGTACATGGGTTGATGCCACAAATAAGTGGGGGAAAAAAGTAAAAGCGTATGTTATCGATGAGTCCGATCGGGATAAATACATTGATCGTTCTGTTATGGTGAACATGGCGCTTCTAAAAAAGACATGGGCAGAAAAGGCGATCACCGGTGCGAAACTCAGAGTGATCCGGGCGCTTCTCGGCGTAAAGGGAACATATACAAAAGAGGAATTGAAAAAGAATTTTGCTATTCCAACAGTGGTTTTCTCCCCGGATTATACGGATCCGACGGTATGTCAGGCAATGCTTTCGCAGGGAATCAGCTCTGTGAACAATATGTTTGGATCAGCGGCGCTTCCGGTCAGAAAGGTAGACTTTGACAACGAAGATACTTTTGATGCAGAGGCGTTTGCGAGTAATCCAGCATTCCAGAGCGACGCTCCAGAGGAGGACATCCCAGATACACCACATGGAATTCCGGAAGAAATTCCAGAAGAACCTGAAATCCCAGAAGAGAACGGATACTATTGCGACAGCTGCGGAGTCGAGATTAACGAGAGAGTGTATGACTATTCGTTGAATAAATTCGGGCGCCCATTGTGCATCAAATGCCAGAGAGGTGGTGGAAGATAATGAAAATGATTAAGATCACTACCGAAAACCAGCTTTCCGTGATTGATTTTCCGGAAGGAGGAATTAGAGAACAGAACAAATCGCTGGTATCGCGTATCGGACCAAAGTGCGAACTTCTTGAGCATGTTATGCCAAAGAGACTTTACACAGAACTACATGCATCAAGAGAAAGGGGGAATTGTATAAGCATGCTGGTTGATGAAGATGTGTATTATCACGAACTGGACATGAATGTGGTTGCATCCTGGTTATATGAATCAGACCATCATGGTAATCCGATACTCGGAAATGTATTGATTGTGGGAGAAAAATGGGAAAATGATGGGATTTCATTTTGCGGAATCCCGGGAGATCAGTTTAAACTGATTTTCCCGCGGCTTAGAAGATTAACAGAGAAAGCGAGGAAAATGGCATGAAGATTTTACATACAGCGGACTGGCATATTGGCCAGTTCAAAGGACCAGTAGCAGACGGAGTGAATCTCCGATCGCTCGATACAGTGAAGTGCTTGGAGTATATGGTAGATGTAACAAAAAGCGAACATCCGGATATGGTTTGCATTAGTGGAGATATATTTCATCAGGAGCAGATCGGGCCGGTAAGGTATTCGGATGAGATGGTAACGGCGACGAGTATAATCGAAGAATTGGCAGAGCATTCCAAATTTGTGGTTGTTATGCGCGGTACGCCGAATCATGATGGATCTGGCCAGTTTCGGGTACTGGAAAAGATGCTGTCGAAGAATAAAAAAATTGCAGTTGTCACGACGCCTCAGGTTATCTCTACTCCGATTGCTGATGTCGCATGTATTCCGGGATTTGACAAGCAGGAGTTTCGGTCAAAATTCCCCGGGCTGTCTGCAGAGGAAGAAAATCTGACATGGACGAAATACATATCTGACATGGTACTGGGATTGAGAGCACAATGTTCCGATGAAAGAACACCCGGTGTGATGGAGTTACAAGAAATAACAAAAACCCGAGATTTAGATAGATTAAAAAAACCGACAATACTCATGGCACATTATACGGTACCAGGATGCAACATGGAATCTGGCCAAACATCATTCTTTTCAAATTTTGAACCAGTAATTCCAAGGGAGGCTTTGCAGGCTGCCGGATATTCTGCCGTGTTGCTTGGGCATATACACAGGCCGCAAATGCTGGAAGGCTTAGAAAATGTGTTTTATTCCGGTGCAATAAATGCCATGAACTTTAATGATGAAGGACAGTCCCGGGGGTTTTGGGTGCATGAATTTGATGGAGACAAGATGAAATCCGGGCAACGATATGACACTCCGTACAGAAAATTTCAGACCATTACATGGACCAAAGAGGATGTTGAGAACTATCTTGAGCAAGGAAGAGAATTCCTTTTTGCTGAGGGTTATCCATTCACTGTGGCAGATAAGATTGTAAGGATTAAGTATAGCTGTACATCGGATCAGAAAAAGGCACTCAACATACCAGTCCTGCAATCAGACCTTTATGAGATAGGGGCTTTCTATGTGGCGGATATAGAAGCGGAAAGCATGATTGATGTGACGAACCGAGGGCTTTTATCTGAAGAAAGCGATCCTCTATTGAACTTAAAAAAATGGCTTTCCGAGAAATGTGTCAAAAATCCTGATAAGGTTGTTGAGCTTGCAGAACCAATCATAGCTGCCGTAGGAAAATCAGAGACGACTTCAGAAAATCATGGTGTCCTTCGCCCAGTCTCAATATCCGTTAAGAATTACCGGAATTACAAAGAAGAAAACTTTGATTTTACAGATATCTCTTTTTGCTCAATCAATGGTGTAAACGGAGCTGGAAAGAGTAGCCTCTTTATGGATGCGATTGCAGATTGCTTGTTCGAGGAAACTAGAGAAGGAGACAATAAGGCATGGATCCGGGGAACGGAAGATGCGAGGAGTGGAACAATAGAATTTGTGTTCGATATTGGGGAGAAACGGTTCCGTGTTGTAAGGACAAGAACGAAATCCGGTAGGGCAACGCTAAATATTTCTCAGAAGGATGGCGAGGAGTGGCTGAATCTGTCAGCGGAACGGATTAAAGATACACAGTCAGAAATAGAAAAAATCCTTGGAATGGACTCGATGACATTTCGTAGCTGCGCTCTAATTATGCAGGACCAGTATGGCTTGTTCTTACAGGCAAAGAAAGAGGAACGTATGACTATTCTTGGGAATCTTCTGGGGCTTTCAGTTTATGGACTGATGGAGCAGGAGACAAAGAAACTTTTGGCAGATACACGTCGAAGCCTATTATCGAAAAAAGAGGCCGTGAAAGTAAAGACGGAATTTATTGAGGAAAAAGGGGATCCGGATGACGAATTTGAGAAGCTTGAAAAGGAAAATTCGGAGCTGGCGCAAATCCGGCAGATGACAGATCAAGACATCGAAGTATGCAGAAAACAGATTGCTGACTATAAAGCGGGTCAGGAGAAGAGCGATGAATTATTGCGTGTAATCGACGCTGTAAACAAAGAACTTCTTTTGATACGCTCCGATAAGGTTTCGGCAGAGGAAGAAAGGGAAACATGTGATGCTTTCTTGAAAAATTCAGAAATGATTCTGGATAAAGCAAGAGAGTATGAGATGGCGGAGGAAACCGTAAGGGCTTTCGCTTCTGATGTTATGGAATATGAGTCGTGTAAGAGGGCGCTGGAAGAAAAAAATAGCCAGATTCAGCGGTATGAAAATATAATCAGTACTACCAAGATGCAGAATAAAGCGATCAATGAGCAACTTTCCGCAATCAGCAGTGAGGATGAAGAGTTGATTTTGCGAAAGCTTTCCGAGCTTGAAGAAAAACGAAAAGAGCTTGTGGGTGTCCACGAGAAAAAAGACCGGTGTGCGGCAGTATATGCGGAAGTAAATAAAAGACATACAGAGATTACAGAAAAGGTGCATAACTTGTCCACACAGATGAAACTCGCAGAGGCGGATCTTGAAGCATACAAGAAACAGCAGGAATTTATAAATAATTCCGGGTGTTCTGATATTGAAAATGCAACATGTCGTTTCCTTGAAAAAGCTCGAGAAGATGTGGCGAAAATTGAGCAAACGGAGGAAAAAATATCATCCATAAACGGCAGAATCCAGGCTGCAAAAGAGGAATATGCCTTATATGCTTCTGAGAAGAAAAAGGAGATTGCCGACATCGGATATTCTGAGGAGCAGGAAAAAGGAATTCTGGATGAAATCGCTGATTTGGAGACTTACCAGAAACGGAAAGAGGAAATGGACAGTAGAAAAGCGCTTAGAGCCCGTTTAGAGGGGGAAATGGCTTCCAACGATAAAACAATAGGTTCATGTATAGAAAACGTTTCTACGGTCAAATTAGAAAGCGAGAGAATAACGGAAAGCGTTTCAAGACTAACTGAAACAGTTGAAAAATATCAGAAAGCGAAATGTGTGGCAGATGAACTCAGAGTGTATTCAGAACAGAAAGCAAATATTCCTGTTTATGTGGAGAGAAAGAAGCATGTGGAAGAAAAGTTGAAAGATTTTGAAGAGCGGGAGCAGCGAAAAAAAGAAGAATGGTCCAAGTTGTGTGAGGAACATTCCTGCTTAAGGGAAGAACTGATTGGGATTCCGGCAGGAAAGGAAGAAAAGCTTTCCGAATTGGAAAGAAAGAAGACTGAGCTGGAGGAAAAGGTATCTTCTTTGCAGGTAAGAAAAGGTGTATTGCTTCAGCGGAGAGAAGACACCAGAAAAGCCAAGGAGGAAATCAAACAGCTCAAAGCGGATATTTCCCGGGAAGCGGAGACAGCGGCTCGATATGAAGTGCTAAAGCAGGCGTTTTCTCAAGATGGAGTTCCACACCAGATTGTCCGAAATATCATTCCGCATATCACGAATACTGCGAATAATATTCTCGGTCAGATGACTGGTGGAACCATGGGAGTTGAATTTGTGATGGAACGAACTGTTAAAGGCAAGGATGGCGATAAAGCCACTCTGGATGTACTCATAGACGAATACGGGAAGACAACCCTGCCTTACGCTTCAAAGAGCGGCGGGGAGAAAGTGAAGGCTTCACTGGCTGTAATCCTTGCTCTTTCGGAGATCAAGGCGACGGCGGCGGGGATCCAGCTCGGAATGTTGTTCATAGACGAAGCACCCTTCCTTGACAGTGATGGAACAGAGGCGTACGTGGATGCTCTTGAAGCAATTCAAGCGAGATATCCTGATGTAAAAATTATGGCAATTACCCACGATCCGGAATTTAAAGCCAGATTCGAACAGTCTGTTACTATCACCAAAGATGAAAATGGAAGCCATGTACAGTGGGGGTGATTTGGCAAATGAAGTGGAACGAAATGCTTGGAAAAAAGTATGGGAAACTCACTGTAATCGGAGATGCAGGAAGAACGGAATATTACCGGAGAAAGTTGCTCTGCAAGTGTGAATGCGGAAATGAAACTGTAGTATTCGCAGACAATTTAAGACGGGGACATACAACAAGCTGTGGATGCGTGAAAAATAAAATTGTTTCCAATGGAGCACATACTGTTCATGGAAAGCGATACACACGAATTTACGATATATGGAGAAGCATGCGACAAAGATGCAATAACCCTAATAAATCAAATTACGAACGGTATGGGGGAAGAGGCATATCCGTTTGTGATGAATGGAATAAGGACTTCAACTCATTCTATGCCTGGGCGATGGCTCATGGATACAGAGACGATCTGACTTTAGACAGGATTGATAATGATGGGAATTACACGCCTGAAAATTGCAGATGGGCCACACCAAAAGAACAGGCAAATAACCGTAGAAGTCCAAGGAGGAAGTAAATGGGAAAACGTTACTATTGGCTGAAACTGCCGGAAGATTTCTTCCGGCAGAAGCCGATAAAAAAACTCAGGAAGATCGCTGGTGGCGATACATACACAATCATCTATCTCAAGATGCTCCTGATCGCGATGAAAGAAGATGGAAAACTCTATTTTGAAGGCGTGGAGGACGACTTTTACGAGGAGCTTTCATTGGAGTTGGATGAGGATTCTGAAAATGTAAAAGTAACCGTATTGTTTTTGATTAGACAAGGCTTAATGGAGTTGATTGATGAAACAGAGTATCGCCTAACAGAATGCGAGAAAATGGTGGGTTCTGAAGGAGCAAGTGCAGAAAGAATGAGGAGGATGAGAGAAAAGCAAGCGTCACTTTGTGACAAAGGTGTGACAGGTAAGTTACACATAGGTGACGTAGAGAAAGAGAAAGATATAGAGATAGATAAGAATACTATAAGCCCGGAGGTAGAAACCTCCGCGCAGGATGTGTTCATATCTCTCCCTCTTGTTACAGGATCCGGATCTTTCGATGTTACGATTGATTATCTCAATTCCCTTAGAACTCTGTATCCGGCTGTGGATGTAGAGCAGGAACTACGGAAAATGTATGCGTGGCTTGACAGCAATCCGAAGAACCGGAAAACGTCAAGAGGAATAAAGCGCTTCATCACCAGTTGGCTTGGCAGGGCGCAGGATCGGGCTCCGGTTTCGAGGACAGCTCCGGGAGGATATATTTCGAGACAATCAGAGAGCGGATATAGCCAGGATACTCTAAATCGCCTTGTGAATGAAAGCAGGGGTGACCTGAATGGATGAACTACAAGTGATGCTTGACAGGATTAAGAGAGAGCATCCGTCGGGCACATCGCCAACCGTTCAATATGAATGTCCGAAGTGTAAGGATACAGGATTTATTCTTCAGACAGACGAAAACGGCTATGAGGGCGTAATCAGATGTGAATGTTTTGCAATACGGCGAGCAAGAGAGATGATGAAACGGAGCGGGATATCTGCAGAGTTTCAGAAAAAGTCCTTTGGAAATTTCCTGACAAGGAACAATGCGCAACTCTCTAATGCGAAGAACAAAGCGATACGGTATGTACAAAATTTTGAGCAGACTGAGCATGATCGATACAATTCAATAATGTTTTGCGGACAGGTCGGAGCAGGGAAGACGCACCTTGGAACTGCAATCTGCAGTGAACTGATGAATAGAGGAGTAGCAGTAATTTATATGGCATACAGAAACGTCGTCACCAAATTAAAGCAGAACATAATTGACGAAGAGAACTATAACAAGGAACTAAATCAATATACATCAGCTCGTGTGCTATACATTGACGATTTGCTGAAAGGAAAGCTGACAGAAACGGACAGCAACATTTTGTATGAGATTGTGAATTACCGATACATGAACAATATGCCAATTATCATCAGTACAGAAAAATCACCGAATGACCTTTTAGTATTTGATGAGGCAATCGGGAGCAGGATCATAGAAATGTGTCGCGGCAATATCATTCAGCTGCAGGGAAAAGAGCTGAATTATCGGTTGATATAGGAGGGTGATGCTGTGTGGCGAGGATAAAGCATGTTGGGGCGGTCAATGAACGAGAGAAAGAATTTCTAAAGCTTTTTGATCAGCTTACATACTCCCGGAGCACGTGGCAGGTGTGGGAAGATCTTATGACTGTTATGGCTTGCAGTATGTGTAATGCGGTTGACCGCAGGAAAGAACCGTTTGAAAGGCGGGAAAAACAATACGAAAGAGCAATCAAAGACCTTGGAGGTGTAGACATTCCGGCACAGATACTTGGAACAATAACAAAGGCGCTAGATGAAAACCCCAATCAGGATTTTCTTGGAAGACTATACATGAATCTTAACCTTGGGAGCCATTGGCACGGACAATTTTTCACACCATACCATGTATGCGAATTTATGGCGAAAATTCAAATTGGGGAAGGTTGCCAGTCAGAGATTGAGAAAAAGGGGTACATATCCGTTTGCGATCCATGCGTTGGAGCTGGAGCGATGCTGATAGCGGCGGCAGCTGCATTCCGGGAGCGCAAGGTGAATTATCAAACTAACGCACTGTTTATTGGCCAGGATGTGGATCCCGTGGTTGCGAAGATGGCGTATATCCAGATTTCGCTACTCGGATGCCCTGGATATATCGCAATTGGAAATAGCCTTACCAATCCTCAGACAGGACATGTGCTATTCCCGGAGGAAAACGAGGGGCAGGAGCTTTGGATTACTCCGCTATTCATGCATCAGGCATGGAAAATGAGACGGACTGGAGTGCAAATGAGCGCACTGATGCGAAGCTTATTCGGTGATGCGGGAAACGCTAAAAAATCGGTGGAAAAAGGACGCTATTTTATGTTTTTTAACTTTGACGAACAGGAGGAGAAAAAATGGGAGAAAATGTAGGACATTTTACATCCGAACAGAAAGACGACAATACATATGGATGGCCGTGGAATGAAGTAGTTAAAGAGTATCTGGAGAGCGGGGAGTATATAAGCGACCGGAAAGAATGTGAGATTGCAATACGGGAAAAAGAGTACAAAATCCTCAAACGGGATGCGGTCACGGTATTTTATGATGCAGACGGAAACACGCTGTTTGATGTAACGAATGATCGGTTGAAGAGTGAGTATGAATCTAATCGCGAGAAGCTAGAGGGTGAGGAAAACGAAGAAAGGTTTGAGGTGTCATATTCAGAGAATGCGGACGCTGCTGATGCAGAAGATGATATTACGGCACAGGAGATGGAAAATAAGGAATCTGATAGCAAAACAAGCGATGGAGATATCCGGATAAAAGCAAAAAAGAAGTTGGAAGAGGAACTGAAGCAGGCAAATGATAAGGAGTTTGCGGAGCCAATTATTACTCATTTGCTCAAAAGATGCGAAGAGGATTCCGGGATGGCAGAAGATATATTGCAGAAACATAAAAAATGGGGAAAATGCTTCGTGTATATACGTGAAAGAGCAAGAAAGAAAACACAAGGGACTTTCGTTGCCGTGCGAGATGACGTGGTTTACGAATGGGCCGAGGATTATTTTCGGCTTGATGACAAAGCGCTTGAGGAAAAAAAGGAGAAAGAGCGTAGAGAGTGGGAAGAAAAAAGGAAAGCGGAAGAAGAAAAGAGTAAATCTGAACATGGAAAACCGAAAAAGAAAGTAAAGACTAAAACGGAGGACGTAGAAAAGGAATCTGCGGAATCAGATAAGAAGGGTAACAGGGCAACGAAGAATAAAGAGCCAGAAGGTCAGATGTCACTATTTGATTTGTTATAGGGAGGGATAGATGTGGAAAAAAGAAAATTATCTGCTATTCCAAGACCAATCGCAACTCCAGAAATGATAGAAATTGCAGATCGGCTTGGAGATATGAGACATATCGTAACAGCAGAGTTAATTGATGACAAAAAAATACTGCTTCTGAATTTCTTTGAGATTCAAGCCCTCAAGAAAGGAAAAACAGAAGCAGCTTTCCGGACATTTCTGTCACACGAAGATTATATCACACAAGATTTGAAAACGTCAAAGACAAAATGGCTTACAGCATCATTCAACGGAATGTATAACTTTTCTTTTACGGATTATGTGTGGAATCAGCAGGAACATAAAAACTCATATAGGCTCAACGTATTCATGAAATCTGATGAAGAGTTAAAAATAGCAAAAGATTTCTTTGGAGAGTACTCCAGACCTGATGATGAATACAGCCCATGGATAGAAATACATAGATTTCAGCAAGAGGTTATGGATAAGCGCTTGGAAGAAAAGCATAAAAAAGAAACTGATAAAATCGATGTGGTAATGAATCCGATAAAGGATGCGCCGAAAGAATTTTTCGATTGGGTGTGGGATACAGGGATGAGCTTTGCGCGATACCTGATTTACAAAGAAGTGGAAAAAGGCAAGGCATTATGTGAGTGTACACATTGTAAGAAAACTGGAATTGTGGATAGAAAAAATATTCGTCTGCGGAACAACGAGAAAGGAAGCTGCCCATTCTGTGGTAGCAGAGTAACTATTAAGGCGAAAGGTCGAATGCCAGCACAGACACATGACGAACGGTGGTTCGTATATGTGGATCCGACAAAAGATGGGTTTGCATTCCGATATTTCCACGCACATCAATTGATGAAAAGTGAAGGTTATTTGGATGTGGCAATACATAAAAAGCGGATCGAAAGAGAGATTTCTGAAAATAGCAGAGCTATTTATACATTCCCAAAAGGAAAACCAAAATGTGAATCCTATGAGTGGGGAGTATATAAGCAGAGAGGTGATTATCGGTGGTGTCCAGATCAAGGGAAGATTGCCTGCATGGAATGCATTTTATATCCGAGAAATCTACCACAGGCGTGGGAACACACTCCCATGAAATATTCGGCCTTGGAAGTGCTTTCGACAAATCTTCCTACAGTTTCTATGAGATATGAGGATGCAATCGAAAAGTATATAGAATTTCCGAAAATGGAATGGATCTGCAAAATGGGATTCAATAAGATTGCAAAAGGCATTATTAATTCACGATATAGCGGCTATCAGACAGGTAAGGTAAATATTAAAGGGAATACCATATATGAAATTTTAGGACTTACAAAGGTCAATACAAGAATACTGCAAGCTGTTGATGGGAACCACGATATACTTCGACTGTTGCAGGTAGCACAGCAGATTGGCTTACAGTTTAAACCGGAGCAGCTCAAAGAGTATTATGAAACGTTTGGGTGTAATACGGATTTATTGAAACAGGCTAACAGAAAAACAACGCTTCATAAAATTGTGAAGTATATTACAAAAGAAAGCGAAAACTACCCAATCGGCGAACAGGGGGCATGCTGGGGGTACTCATACATGAGATACAAAGAACGGGAAGATCCGCGAATTGAAAGAAAACAGAATATGGCAAAGGACTGGCTTGAGTATCTGAAATGGTGTAAAGAACTTGGATACGATCTGAATAATATGTTTTTTTATATGCCCCTAAATTTCAGGAAAGTCCATGATCGGACTGCAAAAGAATATCAGAAATTCTTGGACAAGAAGGCAGTAGCGGAGAAAAAGCGTCGGGAACGTGAGGCCAAGAAGCGGATGGCAGAGACCAAGAAGGCACTAGAGGAAATTCTTGGAGAAAACGGGAATATTCAAAACGCTTTCCAGATCAAAGGGAAAGGGTTGCTTCTGGTTGTTCCTGCCAGTGCGGAGGATATTAAGGCGGAGGGCGCAGCCTTGCATCATTGTGTGGGCACCTACGTTGACAGAGTGGCCAGAGGGGAAACCAACATTTTCTTTATCCGGAAGGAAAAAGAACCGGACAAGCCATATTTCACAATGGAATGGAGAGACAACGATATCGTACAGTGCCGAGGATCCCGAAATTGCGGAATGACACCGGAAGTAAAAGCTTTTACCGAGGCTTTCAAAAAGAAAATGTTGGAAACTATTGAAAAGGGCAAAGACAAAGGGCTAAGGAGGTGCGGATAATATGGGAACAAACATTATCAGGAGCATACGGAAAGGATCGGCACAGTGGAATGAAGAGGATCGGCTGCAACTGGTATCGATACTGGCAAAAGCAGGATATACCGTAAAGATCGGGAGACGTATGGTTCGAGGAACGGAAGATAAAGCGAAGCCACAGATGGAAAACACAGTGGAATATTGGGAGGCAGAATAGATGAAGATCGGAGAAATTGTTGAAATTCTGATAAGAGTGAAAGATGATTACGGACATTTTGATTATCGCAAACAGGCGATTGAAGAAGCGTGTAATCTGCTTGATAAGCTGCCGCGCATGGAGGAGGCAAGAGAGTATGAACCGACCGGTTTATCAGGACAAAGCATGGCTACAGAGTAAATACGATGAGGTGAGAAGCATATACGCAATGGCTGAGATTGCGGGATGTCATGCAAGAACAATTCACTACTGGATGCGTAAATATGGCATTCGAATGCACGGAATGACAGGGGAAAAGAAGAGTGAAGAGTCTATAAGGAAATCCGTTGAGGCAAGAAAAGGGAAACCGGGTTCTATGACGGGGAAACATCACTCTGATGAAACCAAAAGGAGAATGTCGGAGACAAGGCGAGGCAAAGACAATCCCAACTGGAAAGGCGGGATAACGGAAAAGATCAGAAAATTCCGAAGAAGTAAAGAATATATGGCATGGGTAAAAGCAGTCTATCAAAAAGCTGGTGGTAAATGTGAGATGTGCGGAGCAGAAGACGGTCTTGAAGCGCACCATATTGTAAGTCTCCACCAAGATTTTTCAAGAGCCTTGGATGTTGGGAACGGACAGTTGTTATGCAATGAATGCCATAAGAGGATACATGGAGGTGAGAATTGTGAATAGAAGCCGTATAGAATATTGCGATCACACGCTGAATGTTATCACCGGATGCCGGCATGGGTGCGAGTATTGTTATGCAAGAACCATGAGCCTTAGATTTTCAGGGAATGTGAAACTGAATATGACAAGGACAGATAAATACCGGAAAGATGAAGGCGGCTACATACTGGACGATCCATTCATCGGGGAAAACGGAAAACAGATCATTTATCCTTTTGGATTTGAGCCAACAATGCACAGATACCGCTTCAATACGCTCGATAAGTTGAAGATGGGGCAGAACATTTTTGTTGGAGCCATGGCAGACCTGTTCGGAGACTGGGTTCCGAATGCCTGGATCGATGAAGTGTTCCAGTGTTGTATGGAGCATCCACAGCATAATTATTTATTCCTTACAAAAAACACGGAGAGATATGCAGACTTAGATATGCTTCCTGATGGGGAGAATATGTTTTACGGAACATCAATAACAAGGGAAGATGAAATGCATAAGTTCAACTTCCTGCCGGCGCGGCGCAACACATTTGTGAGCATAGAGCCGATTTTGGAAGACGTTCTCCCGGAGAGGCACAACCTTTTGTTCCGGCAGGTGGACTGGGTGATTATCGGAGCCGAGACAGGCCGGAGAAAGGGAAAAGTTGTTCCCAATCTGGAGTGGATCCAGAAGATTGTTGAAATGGCAGAACAGGAAAAGACGCCAGTATTCATGAAAGACAGCCTAATTGAGATTGTTGGGGAAGAGGCTATGAAGAGGGAGTTTCCCCCTCAACTTCTTGTAAGAAAAAAGAGCGAGAAAATTCTTACGAAGCTAATGGGAGAATGTGTGGAATGCCACAAGCGGAAAGAGAAAAACAAGATGGTATCCATTACAGCGCGGACTAAAAGGGGTGGAAAGACAAATGCCTTTGCGTATATGTGTAAACCGTGTTTTGTAAAGTGGTGTAAAGAACATGGAGTGAAGGTTCCTCAACTCGAGGGGCTGGAGGACAAATAGAAAGGAGCAGACATGGGAAAGAGTAAAAGGAACTGCAGGAGAACGGAAGACGAAGTTCGCATTCACGAGAGGGCGGTAAAAATGCGAAAGATGACAGATGAACAGCTTGTGCATTATGTTGAGGACCGGGTAGAGAAAGCCAGAAGTGAGGGATTTAACAGCGGAAAGAAGACAGTCTCGAACGGGAGAAATACAAAAGAATTTCTTTCGGAACTGCAGACATCCAAAATTCCGGGGATTGGAGCTGTTACAATCAATAAATTACTGAAGGTGGCAACAGAGCATGGATACATACAGTAGGGCGTTAATTGGGAGCCGGTCCAGGGCATCGGGAGAATATTTTGAAGGAATGATTAGTGCGGCTTGCCAGTTCTATGAGGAAAAGGGTATTTCTGTTATAGAGAAAACTCCGGAGCCGATGAGGGTGCTTAAACCGTACGACCGGAAAAGAGGACAATTTATCTGCTGCTTTGCGAAGCAGGCACAGCCGGACTTCAAAGGGGTACTGATGGATGCGACCATGGTATTGTTTGATGCAAAGCACACGGATAAAGAGAAGATTATGAGAGACGTAGTTACGGAAGAACAGGAGAGCTGCTTTGAAAGATATATGAAACTCGGAGCGATGTGCTTTCTGGTAGTTTCAATCGGACTGGATGACTTTTACCGTGTTCCATGGGTGGTCTTCCGTGACATGAAAAAGATCTATGGGCACAAGCATATGAACAGGAAAGATCTCGAAGCATATAAAATCAAGTATTCAAAAGGAGTTCTGCGATTTTTAGACGGGATAGAACTCCGGGAAGGAGTTAGATCATGAAGTTAAAAAAGTATGAGTTGGTTAGAGCCATCGATAAGGTAAAGAGCGTTGTGCAGAAAAATCCACAGATTCCCGCTCTCGGAGGCGTTTTGATCAAAGAAGGTTATGCAATAGCTGCAAACGGAGAAATGACGATACAGGTCAAATTAGAGGGCACAGAGGACGAATCACTCATCATTCCAATGAAAGCGTTTGACCTGATAAAAAATCTTCCGGAGGGCGACGTGGAGATCATCTGCGATGATAAAGATGTTGTGACGATCAAGATGGAGAAGATTAAGAACAGCTATCAGTCGTTCCCGGCGGAAAATTTTATGTACGATAAGACCGAAACCGGAGAAGAAGAAGGAATAGTTCTTCCGGGAGCACTTTTGATGGAGGCGATATCGCATGCACTTTATGCAGCTGCCGATAAGTCTCCGGGGAGGCCGGAACTTGAAGGAATATATCTTGAAGGCGAAAATGACAATTTGAACCTTGCGGCTACTGACGGCCATGTTATGTGTTGGGATCAGATCAATGCCGTTTCCGGTGTATCCGGATTAAAGCTGATTGTTCCCAAAACGGCGGCAAAGAAACTTACTTCAATGGGGATGGATGATGATATAACACTTTCGCACGATGCAAACAGTGCCATTTTTAAGACTGATGCATACCTGATCCGCACCCGGATCCGCGATGGTAAATTTGTTCCGTATCAGAAAATGTTTGTGAATATGGAGAATTACGCCATAGTGAACAGGGAGGAGCTCATAGGCGCCATGACCAGGGCGAAGATGTGTACTGACGAAAGCGTTCCTGCTGAGTTTGATATTGATGGAGAGGAAATCAACGTGATCCTTCAGGACAAAGTTACAAATTATCGTGAAAAAATTATGCTCCAGAGTCCGATTGAGAAGCCGATCCGTATTGGATTTGACTCCAGATTAGTGCTGGAAACAATAAAGGCGTTCACTTGCGAAAACATAACTTTGAATTTCGCCTCTCCTTCGACTCCGATGATTGTTCAGGCTGAAGATTCCGATATGAAGGCTCTTGTCCTTCCCGTTAGATTGAGAGGTGCATCATAATGATGAAGATAGATGAGAAGATACTGAAACTTCTGGAATACGACTTAAAACCAACACCCAGAGGAGGGTGGAAAATTACTGAAGAGATGCGCGCATTAATCCACGAAATTTCTGAGGAGTGCAAAGGTATGGAAATAGTTCAAAGAGTAACGAAAGATAAGGAGGAGTGGCTTGATCATGCCACTCCGGAGGAAGTTTACATCCATATGCTGAAAAAAATAGTGGAAGCACCGACAAGGATGCATATGATTTGCGTTCCGAGAATTTTGCTCCCCATTATAGACAGAAAGCTTAACAGCGAAAATGACAGATTTCCTCATGTAGTCGGACAAGGAGCTGAAATTTATTATAACGGAGAATGGAAAAGAGGGAAGATTGTTGAAGGGTATCGGTTCAAAGACGGGGTTGTAACGATAGAAACCCCTGAAGGTAAGCTGATATGGTGCGGAGAAGACAGAAAGGATTTATACCGACCAGTGAAAGCGGAAGATCAGGTGCGAGGATGATGGTATGGAAGGCAAAGAACAAAGATTATGGTTTCTTTTCCAGTTTCTCCATGAGGTCGAAGAAGAAATGTCGAAGGAAGAGCAAAAGCGGGTAATGATAGAGAAAGCCATAAATCTGAAGCTCATGTGCGATTATGTAGTAAGTTGCTCCTATCTCGATATCGTATTGATGATATGCATGTTAAGGGATTACGTCCAGATGGTTGATGAAATAAGGGCGGATGATATTCAATGGTCAGCATATTACAGGGATAAATTCCTTAAAATGGCCGATCGGCTTTCGGAACAGATTGAATATAACTATGATGCGGCGAAAGAGAGGTGTCTGGCGAAGCGTCAGAAAGAGGAAACTGCAAGAGATATAGGCGAAGATGCAATGACACTGGCCGTTAAATACGGAAAAGGAAAGAAACAGAAAGAAACAGAAAGAAAAGGAGATCAGAGATGGAGAGATTAACAATACCAGATAAAAAGATAGACGGCGGATTAAGAAGAGCCATCATTGACGCCCGAGAAGTACGGAAAGAAGCAATGACTATTTACTGGGCGTTAAAGAAATAC